TACTTTAAACACAACTTTGAAAACCCAAGTGATGTAAAAGTTAATGGTTTAACTTATGATGATAAAATTATGGGTAGTAATATGCATAAACTATTTGCAGGTAAAGTTAGAAAAGTATATAACCCGTACATTGAAAAAATTCCAGAAAGAATAAAAGAAAAATATGGACACATTAAATTTTAAAGTATGTCCTTTAGGGCAAACTGTTTTAAAGTATCAAGTTCCGCTTGATATATTTACTGCTATTAACGATATTTATGAAACAAAATATCCAACATTACCTCCTGCTAATAAACAATTAGTTGGTAAAATTGAAAAGGAACATAGTTTATTTTATCAAGGTAGAGATACTTCAAAAATGCACCATCACAATATGTTAACAAATAATGTATTACAATGGATTGATACAGCTATGGGTCACTATTTAGATTTCAATAAAATTACAGGTCATAAAAAATCTTTAAACTCTATTTGGATTAATCAAATGTTTGAACATGAATACAATCCAGTGCACGTGCACCAAGGAACTTTGTATACAGGTTTATCAAGTGTTATGATTTTAAAATTACCCAAATCTTTTGGTGTGGAATATTCTTCAAAACATATTCCAACAAATGGTATGCTACAAATACTGGGAAATTCTTCCGGACAATTTGCGTCATGTGATTACGCTCCCGATATTATTGAGAGAGATTTTTATATATTTCCATATGATATGAGACATTGTGTTTATCCTTTTAATGGACCAGGATATAGAAGAACACTATCTGCAAATTGTGATGTAGAATATAACCCAATAATAAATAGAGGAAGGAACTAATGTACGAAAATAGAAAGATCACAGAACCTAAATGGAAAAGTTGGATTGTTCAAACAACTACACCTTTGTTTACACCAGATCAATGTAGACAAATTATTGAATCAGGTAGAGCACAGAAACCACAGCAAGCACAAGTGGGTATAAATAAACCAGGTGGAGGTACTGATACTAAAAAAAGAGTAACGACCATTAGTTGGATCCCGTTTCAAGAAATGGGACATATGTATCAAGATCTAAATACATTTATACAAAAAGCAAATGGAAATCATTTTGGTTTTGGAGATATACAAGTTACAGAAAATGCACAGTTTACAGAGTATCCTGAAGGAGGATTCTATGATTGGCATATGGATTGTGATGTGAACATGGAACATGAACCTCCGGTAAGAAAAATATCAATGACTGTTTTATTAAACGATCCAGCAGAATTTGAAGGTGGAGATTTAGAAATAATGGCACCGGGAAAATTTGCAAATCTTAAACAAGGCCATGCAATTTGTTTTGCATCATTCTTAAATCATAGAGTTAATCCAGTTACAAAAGGTATGAGACAATCTCTTGTCGTTTGGTTTGGAGGCAAAGCTTTTAGATGATTCGAGAAGAATTTTTTCCTACAAGTATTTTTGGTAAAGATATAAAATTAGATAACGATAAACTGACACAAGACATTGTTAACTGGTCTAATCAAGATCAAGGAATAAATAAAACTAATTATAAAGGATGGCACTCTACAACCGATATGGCATCAAAACCAGAATATCAAAGTTTAGTTAATGAATTAATGATTATGTTTAAAGAAGTATTTAAAGAAGAATGGTTAGAATTAAAACCTGTTCTTGGTAATATGTGGGCAAACATAAATCCTAAAGATGGGATGAACCAGTCACATATACATCCAAACTCATTATTCTCAGGTGTGTATTATGTTAAATCAAACCCTAAAGCAGGAAGATTAACAATATTTGATCCAAGACCTGGAGCACAAATAATGATGCCTATAAGAAAAGAAGGTCAACCCCCTAAACATTTATGGAGAGATGTAAATATTGACCCTATTCCAGGACGTATTATAGTGTTTCCTGCATGGTTATGGCATGCGGTTGAACCTAATCAATCAAATGATTTAAGAATATCAGTAAGTTTTAATTTTGTACAACATGGCTTTTAATAAATATCAAGTAATCAAAGGTGCTGTTAACTATGAGTTAGCTAACTTTATATTTAATTATTTTTTACTTAAAAGAGATGCAGTTGATTGGATGTATAAAAACAATGTAACTCATGACAATGGTATGTTAGGTACTTGGACTGACTCACAAATCCCTAACACTTACTCTCATTATTCAGATCATGTAATGGAGACCTTATTAATGAAAGTATTGCCAGTAATGCAAAAAGAAACTGGATTAGATTTAATACCTACTTACTCTTATGCAAGATTATATAAAAAAGGTGATGAATTAAAAAAACATAAAGATAGACCAAGTTGTGAGATATCTACTACAATACATTTAGGTGGTAATCCTTGGGCAATATTTATAGAAGGCAAAAAAGTCTTGCTTGAAATAGGGGATATGCTAGTATATAGTGGCTGTGAACTTGAACATTGGCGAGAGCCTTTTGACGGGAACATTTGCGGTCAAGTATTTCTACATTATAATCATGTGAATGGCCCATTTGCTGAGAAAAATAGATTCGACGGAAGACCTATGTTGGGTCTACCATCATTTGTAAAATAGTATTATAGTGGAGTTATATGTTACAAAAATTAGGGATTGCACCAGGATTCAACAAACAAGTATCAGATACAGGGGCCGAAGGTCAATGGATTGACGGTGACAATGTTCGTTTTAGATATGGTAGCCCAGAAAAAATAGGTGGTTGCATACAGTTAGGGGGTGATAAACTCACAGGTGCCGCAAGAGCTCTTCATCATTGGGATAATAATGCTGGTCTTAAATATGCAGCAATAGGTACTAATAGAATTTTATACGCTTTTTCAGGTGGTGCTTTTTATGATATTCATCCAATTAGATTAACTTTAACTAGTTGTACTTTTGCCAGTGATGGGTCTACTACAGTTACTGTGACCTGTTCAGCAGTTCATGATTTAAAAGATGATGACATAGTTTTATTTTCTAACACTACTATTCCAGGTGGATCTAGTTTATCGGCAGCTACTTTTAATGATGTAAAATTCATGGTTACAAGTGTTCCAACTTCAACTACCTTTACAATTACATTACCAGCAAATGTTACAGGAACAACTTTAGCTTCAGGAAATACTTCAACAACAATTCAAATTTATTATTCAGTAGGCCCAGCTCAACAAGTTTCAGGTTTTGGTTTTGGTACAGGTTTATTTGGAGGTACTTCTCCCGGTCCTGCAACCTCTACTCTTGCAACTGCATTAACGGATACAACAACAACTAACATTGTTCTTGCTAGTTCAAACTCATTTCCGGCATCAGGGACTATAAGAATAGGTACAGAAGATATATCCTACACAGCAAATAACACAGGAACAAATACTTTAAGCGGCGGTGCTAGAAATGTAAATGGTACGACCGCATCTACACATTCTCAAAATGATTTAGTTACAAATGTAAGTTTATTTATTGGATGGGGACAAGCTTCTACTGTAGCGTCTAGCCCTTTCGACCCCGGGTTATGGGTACTCGATAACTATGGTTCTAAACTAATTGCTCTTATATATAATAATGAATGTTTTGAATGGGATGCTGCGGCAGCAGCTGCAACTTCAACCAGAGCAACAATAATTGCTAATGCTCCTACAGCATCACGTCATGTATTAGTATCAACCCCAGATAGACACTTAGTATTCTTTGGAACTGAAACTACAATTGGAGATAAAAATTCACAAGATGATATGTTTATAAGATTTTCAGATCAAGAAGAATTAAATGAGTATACTGTAAAAGCAGAAAATACAGCCGGTACTCAAAGATTAGCGGCTGGTTCTAAAATTATGGGGGCTTCTAAAGGTAGGGATGCAATTTATATTTGGACAGATACAGCATTGTTTTTAATGCAATTTGTAGGCCAACCTTTTACATTTGCTTTTTCACAAGTTGGAAATAACTGTGGGTTGTTAGGTAAGAATGCATCTTCCGAAGTTGATGGTGTTGCTTACTGGATGTCAGAAAATGGTTTCTTTGTGTATGATGGTCAATTAAGATCTATGCCTTGTTTGGTAGAAGACTATGTTTTTGACGATTTAAATACTATCCCTAGAGATTTAATTTATGCAGGAACCAATAATTTATTTGGAGAAATTTCTTGGTTTTACCCAACGTTAGTTTCAAATGTAGTAGATAGAAATGTTACTTATAACTATTTAGATTCTACAACCCAACGTCCTGTATGGACAACAGGAAATTTAGCTAGAACAACTTGGCAAGATTCGGCTGTTTTTGATAAACCCCATGCTACTAAATATAATGCTAGTGACAACTCAGATGATGTTGTTGGCAATACTGAAGGAAGTAGTATATACTTTAAACAGGAAACGGGAAAAGATGAGGCAACCAATTCAGGAACTACTACTATTGCAGCAACAATTACTTCTGGTGATTTTGATATAACTCAAAAAAGATCATCTTCAGGAGCGGTCGCAGGAATGCCAGATATTAGAGGAGACGGTGAATACATTATGAGAATAAGTAGATTTATACCAGATTTTATTAGTCAAACAGGTGCGGCTCAGATTAGTTTTGTTACTAAAGATTATGCAAATAGTACGGGAGTTACTACAAATTTTACAAACGTTACTGAAAATACATTAAAAAAAGATATTAGATTACGAGCTAGATCTATAGCTGTCAAAGTATCTAACACAGGTGCTGGAGAAGATTGGAAACTTGGTACGTTTAGATTAGATATACATCCAGGAGGAAGAAGATAATGGCTGTAGGAAACCCATTTGCTAAGTCACAAGGTTTTGATTTTGTTTCTAACAATAAATATTTACAAGAAGATTTTACAGGTAGTACACCATTAGATTTTAGCAACCTATCTAGTTCTGGAATTATGTCTCAAGCTCCTGCTCCGTTAGTATACATACCACGAGATGAAGGTGGTGATGGTCCCGTTGATACTGGACCTCCGGGTAGTTATGATTCACAATTTGATCCTGTAACTGAAAATAAAGACTTTGTTGAAGATATTGGAGAAGGTACTATCGCTGAAGAAGATGATGATAAAACAACTATAGGACCTGTAGGTCTTGCTAAGATAGCTGGGTCCACTTTGTTTGGAGGACCTTTTTCTGGAGCTTTCACAGGATATAGAGAAAAAGAAAAAGCAAAACAAGATGCTATAGACAAAATAAATGCAGATATTAATGCGCAATATGGATATGGAACAGGTGCAGCTTCAGAAAAAGATATGAATTCTTATGAAACAGAAAAAGAGACAGGTAATCCTGAAAATTATGATCAAGATTACGACATGAAAGATGGTGGTAGAGCCGGATACTTCTTTGGTGGTAGAGTAAACTATAAAGTAGGTGGAAGAGTTAGTTTTAAAAACGGAGGCTTAGCAAGTATTTTATAATGGCTAAACTCGTACAATCGTTAACTAAAGCAAGTAAAGAATATGACGAGAGAACTTCTCAATCGTTAGTAAGAGACATTAATGGTATCCTAACAAAATTAAATTCTTCTTTTCAAGAAGAAGTAAAACAAGAGATAGAAGCTAAAAGTTTCTTTTTAGAATAATGGCAGTAGTAAACCAATATAAATTTAAAGGTATACAAGGTAGTACTAATGCAAGTGCATTAGTTCCATTGGGTACAGGTAATCCTTTAGTTAATGAGACTATAATTATTAAATCATTACTTGTTACATCTGCATCTACACCAACGGTAACTGTTAAAAATAATAGTATTACAGCTATTAAGTCAGCGGCTTTGACAGCTAATGTTACTACAGAATTATTAACCCAACCATTAATAGTAGAAGGTGGTACACTTTTTACAGTACAATCAAGTAACTCAGGAGCGTTTGATATAGCTATCAGTTACTTAAACATCAAAAAGGAAAAAATAGACTAATGAAAATATATGACGCTAAAGTAGAAGAAACTTACAGACACCTCGAGACTGGTGAGATTTTTAAGGAAAGAAAAGACTGGGAAGCCAAGGGTTATAAGGCAGAAGAGATGGCACAGGACGTAAAAGTTATCATGCCTGCTCTTGATTTGTCTGCAGAAACAAAGTAAAACG